ACTCATGATCTTCATGAGAGCTTGAACCTCTGTCGATGTAGTCCATTCCGCCTTGTCTATATTCTACGTAAGGAGTGATATCACCAGCATAACAGTCACGCCAGTTTTGGCCAAGGTATTCGTTTTTAGCTTGTGCTTGAGACGCAAAAGCTCCAATAAAAAGAATAACAATCAAAGAAATTATTAAGTATCTCATCCATCTAATTAGACTGTTTCTTTTTTTTCTTGCGTTTCTTCTTGCCCTTAAGATTTTTAATGCTCTGTACCTCATTTTCTATTACCTCAATCTTAGTTTTAATTAAGACCATGTCTTGTGAAAGAGAAAAAGATCGTTGAAGCGACCATCCTCCGAGCGCTAATAGAATAGCGAGTAAAGCGGTAATAAGTTTATCGTTCACTGACACCACTCACAATCATTTGTGTCATCAATAATTAACTCACCACTTGTTTTTGGTTTATATTCATATGTCTGTTGTTCTGCGTTGTCTTTTTCTTCGACCTGACAACATGTACCGGATTCTTCTTTTTCTTTGGAATGCGTACTGCAGATTTTTTTTTCGTCTATTTTCATTTTTTTTCCTCATGATTACATTTTCCACATGGACATGCGCCACTAAACTGACTTGGTTTTCCACCCCAGTTTGAATGTTCTTCTAGATCGCAATGACAAACGCAGTCACAATCTTTGCATCTAATTTCAGGTCCTTCACTCATCTTTAGTTTCCTCTATATTATAAAAATAGTTATCACTATCTTCAGTTTTCCATTTACTGGTATCTTCTACGTTCCATTCACTGGTTTGTACTTTCCAGTCAAAAGGAATTTCATCTTTTACAGTAAAAGATGGAATGCTCCAGATTAATCTATTATTGGGCTGTGCCGCATAGTTACCATCATCCAAGGCTAATATGTGAGCACACTTATGCTCATGCGGTATTTCTGAATGATCCGTATCAACTATATTACTCTCTGGGTGGGCCCAGTCAACTGTGAAAAGATAGGATCCTATGTGCCAAACTTTATTTTTATCTATATATTTGCCAGATTGGCCATCTAAAATATCGAAATTAGTAATAGCAGGATAATAACTAAAGCAATTCCAAAGCTCCAACTCGTCAAGTCTAGTCCTAGGAACTTTTTTGACATCAAAGCCTCTTTGGATGAAGGCGCTAATTGGTAAACGATAGAAGATAGCACCATTTTCCATAATTGCGTGAAACAATATGGGACGGCCTGTAATCGATGCAATACCAAAAACCACACAGTCCTCCACTTCGCCATGGTGTTTTTTAAGGTCATATAGATATTCTCTCCTGATTTGTGCATACAAGACAGGAATATTTGCATTTAAATAAGCCATCCCACATAAAATCCTTATGCTGCAATAATTACGATTGCTATAACAATAACGACTGCTGCAGCAATTTTAGGATGAGCTTTAGCTTTTGCCCATACCTTATTAATGTGTTCCATAGTTCCTCCTATTTAATTTCACCCCAGTTGTCACCAGATTCATAGTCTACCTTATTCGGTATCTCTAGTTCAACTGCAGATTCCATTATATTAACTATTTGTTTAGCTTGTTTATCATCTTTTATAGAAATGTCCAACTCATCATGTACTTGAATATGTGGTATAATTCCTTCTTTATGTAGTGCAATCATAGCTTTTTTAGTCATATCGGCGGCGCTTCCTTGAATTAATTTGTTTAAAGCTTTGTAGGTGTAGGCGCGTTTGATCCCTGGTCCGTGTTCCCTGAGCGCTGCTTCATGGGTCATGGCCTTATGGATCCCGAAACTATTGGGTTCCCACAAGTGAAAACGACAAAGGCGCCCTAATAAAGTTCTAATTTGACCTCTCTCTTGGGCTCTACGCATAACGGATTGTAGTAGTTGCTTAACGAATGGAACTTCTGTATGATACTTGCTCAAAAGTTCTTCCGCTTTATCTTTACTTACCCCTAGTTGAGCTTGTAATTTATTTTTACCCATACCATAAAACAATCCTAAGTTAATAGTTTTGGCTTGCGATCTTGGGATATCTGCCATCTCGGCAACAATTTTATGAAAGTCGACGTTATTTTCTTTATAAGCATCAGCCATTTTATCAACGCCGTATAAATTTTGAAGTAAAGCATAATGCGTTACGAGGCGCGGCTCTTGCTGAGAGTAATCAAAACAACCCCACTTATGTTTTTTCTCTGGTATAAATATTCTACGAATGATTGGTCCGAGGTCCTTGTTCCGTGCAGGAATTTGCTGGAGGTTTGGATTCGAATAACTAAATCGTCCGGTGATGGTACCCCCATTATCACCACGAAGCTGGTTAATATCAGCATGAATTCTGCCTCTATGAACATGTTTAATGATGGTATCAATAAATGTGGTGTGAGCTTTATTTATTTCACGAGCTTCTGCAATCTTTTTAACGGTAGGATGAGTATGATTAGCTAGAAAATTTTTAGTGAAGCTGGGAGCTTGAGTCTTGATGGTTCTTTCATAAGGTTCTTTTAATTTATCAAAGACTGTGGCGATCGAGGCCGCGGCCCAAATCTGTACATCAATTCCAGTTTCTTTTTTAATTTGAGTGAGAAGATTTTTTTCTTCATTTCCCATCATCTTTTTTAATCGTTCAGCTTCTTCAATATCAACTCTAACTCCTTTAAATCTCATATCAATTAAACAAGGAGTGAGTGCTGTTTCTAAATCAAAAATACTCCAGAGATCCTGAGTTTGAAGTTCATGTTTACAGGCTTGCCATAATTTTAAGGTTAATTCTGCATCTTTTTCTGCATATTCCCCCACATAAATAGCTGGAAGTTTATACATTTCTTGTTTAGGATCTACTCCCCATGATTTGGCAGCTTCTTGTAAAGCGTATTCATTTTTAGATTCATGGATGTAATCTTTACAAACTGAGTTTAAATCATAGCGACCTCGATTCTCATCGATCAAAGAAGTAGCAATCATGGTATCGATAATACGACCATTGATTTTAAAACCCATGGCGCGTAACCAACATACGTCGTACATGGCATTATGAAAAATTTTATCTGAGTCTGTTAGTAAAAGATCTTTAACCCATTTAAGAACAACATCTTTGTCCATGTTGCCTCCACCTTCATGAGCGATTGGATAATAACCTTTCCATCCATCAACAGCGACAGCGATTCCTGTAACACATCCTCTACCTACAATAGAACCTGAGCCATGTGTTTTTAATTGAGGATCTTTTGTTTCTAAGTCGATAGAAATTTCTTTACGGTCTCTTAAGTCTGGAAAATTAGTTGGCGGAAGCCATTCTGTTTGTGGTGCGAAAAGTGGTGTATCAGTCATAATCTCTTTCTATGATCATATCAATCATGTGTTTTGCTTTTAATAAATCTTGCTTTCCTCCCTTATCCTGGTGTCTCACGACGTATTTAATAACACAACCTTCCGGATATAGCAACTTGTTCTCAGTTACAAACCTACTCGGTTGCAATTTATACTTTCTGTAGTGATTCCCACCGATCTGCTTTTTCCATACACTCATTATTTACCTCTTAGTTTGTTCCAAAAATTGTTATGCTTCATTCCTTTATATTCACCAAAAGTGAAGTCAGGTTGATAAAGAAATAAATTGTGTTTTGTTCTGGTAACTCCTACGTAAAAAATTCTCATCTCGTCGTCTCTATGCTTTCCTCCCATACAATAAGAGTTATAGGGTTTATAAGTCCAGTCGCAATTTAAAATTGTATTTGCTGACTCTAACCCTTTGGCTCCGTGTATAGTGGATAAGAGAATACGTTTAGATTTTTTATGATTTCCTTTCTCAATTACTTTTTTTAAATATTCTATATAATTAACATAATAAGCTTTATCACGAGGTCTTAGATTTAAAATTTCAAACCATGGTTGATTAATGTCTGCGTCTAAATAAAATTTTTCTTTCAAATCTCCATACTTATATTGACCATCTTTAAGAATAATTGAATCCGTTTTAATTAAGGATGTTTTTTTTCTATCTCTTATAAATCCTGGTGGAATAATCTTATAAAATTCTCTAACATCTTTACCTAGAATTTTTTCCCCTTTCTGTAAATTTAACCAAATTTCAATAGCTTGAATCTGGTCCGGAGGAATATTAGGTGTAGTTCCTCGTTCAGCTCCATTAGCAAAACCATTTGATTCTTCTACTTTTTCCCAAGTTAAATGATGACTGGATAAAATTTGAGACCAGTTATATGTTTCCTGTGCATATTTCATATCTAAAATATTATTGGTTCTTGATAAAATTAACCAATGAATATCTACTTTAGGATCAGTTATCTTCATATCTAAATAGTTATTAGCTAGAACTTCTTTATTTCTAAATTCGTTAATTAAGCCAGAGTGCTCCATTTTGAATTCATTAACATTAGCTGGTTTATAATTTTTTTCTTGACGATTTTGTGGAGGAATAAGATGGATAGCAGCTTCTGCTAATTCCCAAATTTTTTTATTTAATCTTGGTGAATGTTCCAATACGGTTGATTTATCTGCTTCAAAGTTTAAAAATGTTTCAACTTCTCCACCTTTAAATCCATAGATAGCCTGATCATCATCACCAGCAATGTAAACATTCTTAGAAGAATCTATTAATTTTTTTATAACTAACCATTCTAGTCTATTACAATCTTGTGCTTCATCAATCATTAACACAATGTTTTCTGGAAATTTAATTTTGTCTGCTAGTCCTTTATACTTTACATCTTCCCAATCCATTTTAAGATGGTTCTTTTTATAATTCTCATAACTTTCAACCATATAAATTAAAGTCTTTCTTCCAACTTGAGGATAACGAAGTGTATCATAATACTTTAAAATATTTTCAATACCATCACCTATCATTATTCTTCCTTTTTTAAGAATATCCATTCCTCCATAGAACTGTCTTTTTCTTGTATCATCAATTTGACTTTCTTTTTCAACTCCATGAAATTCTCTGGAAAAATCGCTACTATAACAAATATCTTTATCTTCTTTAATTTGATTCATTAAATAAGAATCAATGGTACGTACATTGGCTAGTAATTGTTTATCAGTAAATTTATTTTTTTCTCCAATTCTTGAGCGAATGTTTCTAGCAGCTACCTTAGTAAATGTAGTTGTTAAAGTTTGATCAAAAGGACAATTATTATCTAAGTGACTTTGCAATCTAGAAATTAGATTATAAGTTTTTCCAGTACCTGGGGCACCAAATATTTTTTCTATAAATTTCTCACGCATTAATAAGGTATTTCTGGTCCTTTCATCTCTTTCGCTGTTAAATCTTCTATGTCTTCAAAATACTCTTTTTTAATTAAAAAGCAACGCTTGTTATTTTTTCGAGCTTCTCCACCCATTTTATTTTTATCAAATACATTTTTTATAAAGGATGTTGTTTGATTAGATCCCATTTCCCATTCTTTTTGAGTTAATAAGAATGTCTTAAACCAATCTAAATGAAACCAAGCATGTCCTTCTCTATCTATGAATGGAGATTTATCTTGGTATGCTATTTCCCATTTACCCTGGTTATCTTCTTCTACTTTAACCATGTCTAAACACCATTTAGTTAAATACTTTCTTAGTTTTCCTTTGTTCGTAGTTTCAGGATCAGCTGGAATAATATTTACATTAGATTGTAATTTATTGAGAAGAGTTTCCCAATCACGTTGTTTTAATAATTGTGGAGTTCGTCCTGTTTGTTCTGTTGCTGCAATCTGCCAAAGTCTTTGAGTTGTTAATTCTCTGGAATTTAAGACAACAGTTTTACCACCATATGTTAAAAACCAAACCTTTGGATTCGAAACCATTACAGAAAGTTTTGTAATATTATTATCAGGAACATTTCCTTCACCAACACCAAATTTTTGCAGTCGACATTCTCTGGAACGACAAAAAGGTTTTAAAGGAGCTTTTTTACAACCAAAAAAATAATCATTCTTGGTTACAGATTTTTCTACATTTAAAACTTCCTGGGCTGTTAATGGACCCCCTTGTAATTCTGTGAAACAGTGTGTATTATAATCGCCTAATTTTTTACCCCAATCGTCTGGAAATCTTTTTTTCAAATAAATAGCTATTTCGGTCAAGGTATTGTTTCTATGTCCCTCAACAAATCCAAAAGTCGCCATTGTTCTTAAACAGATTGGACCATCTTTAAACCAATCATCTTCTAGTGGAATATTAAAATCATTTAATTGATCTTCTGTAAGTGAGTATTTTTCATATAAGTCAAAAAATTCTTTAAGCGTAGCTTCTGTTCCGTCATCTTTAATTGCACATCTCCACTTATTTTTATCAATTCCAGTGTGAAGATAATATGGAAGGTTTAACCAACTTCCAATTTCTCCTTCTTCCTCAATTTTTGGTTCTGTTTGAACTGGATAAATTCTATCTAGATTAGCTTGTCCTAAAGTTTGAGCAATTTCTGTAATCTTTTGTTGCATGACCTTTGCTGAAACCCAATCTTTTGTAAATATAAAAGCATGTGCTCCTTTGCTTTTAGATTTGCATAAGACTAATGGCAGTTTTCTATCTCTAAGTTTTTTATTAAGGGTTTTGAAGTCAATTGGATAGGTGTCAATATCAATACATCCCCATTTACATTTATGGTCTTCTCTTACTGGTGCAATCCCAATACTATCAACATCACACTGAAACTCTTCTCCATTTTGTTTAATGATTTTAGCTTTAAAAGGTTTACCAGTTAAATGATTACCCCAGATTTCATCAGTTAAAGCATCTCTTGAAGTATAACTTTTTCCTTGTTGTTTAGGACCTGTGGACTGTTTAAAGTGAAAGACACCAAACCCACCATTAAAACCTTCAAATATATTTCTAAATTTTTTTACTTCTTCTTTCATAATAGTTTAGCGAGGCGGCTTAAGTCTCCCGCTACCGCCTCTATTCTCCTAGCTAGGAAAAACTTAAAATGGTGTTGCCTGTTTTGGTGGCTCTTCTGATCCATGCTTAGCTTGGATTTCTCCCTTCCCAACTTTTGTTGAGAATAATCTAGCTTGATCGTAGATACCTTTATCACTAACAGGTCCAACTTTCGTCACATCCCAACCATACCATGTGCCTTTATCGTTGCTCATTTGTATAGTTTTTAAATTATAAATGTGGCTGTAAGTTGGCGGTGTAAACAGACCGTTCTTACCTTGAAGACGAATACCCATCATCATTGAATTCCATTTACGACTAATTTTTAATTGAGTCGCTTTCATAGAAATCAACGCTGTTGATGGTGCATTGCCTGATACAACAATCACAAAGTGACTGGCTGTATTTTCAAGATAGTTACCATTCGGTAGTCTATCTTTGTTTGACTTATCCCTCGTTGCTTGAGGAATATCGTCGCCGGCGTCATATATTTTCACCGGTGCGCCTGAACTCTCACCTCTGTCTTGCCACTCTATATACTGTCTTTTGTAAAAGACTGGCACTACATTAATACCTTTTTCCCCGTCATAGAGTTCGTTCGTAACAGTATTAATAATCATACCAGGTTCTGCCCCTTGTACGTATTTACTGTTCCGTTTATTTACTTCCGGAGAAAGTTGTCCCAAGACTTTCAGAAATGGTAGAGCAAGATCTTCTTGCCCAATATTCTGAGAGCCAGCAGCTGCATCCGCTTCAAATACATTTGAAGATAATGCGCCTGCATTTTCTTTTTTTGCTACTTGGTTCATTGTCCTTGGTTCCTTTTTATTATGGTTCTGTTTCCTACGAACACGTTAAAAATATCCGTTGGCACTTGTTTACCTGCCTCAATTCGCTCACGGACTAGAGCTTTCAGAGTCATGGGCTCAACCTTCAACTTCTGTGTCGGTTGAAACCCTTGACCCTTCGCAAGGTTAGCATATTCTGCCGCCTTGTTATCTTCCCCACGACCGAAGGAAACGGAGATCTCATTCTTTATAATATCTCCTAGGCCGTTTTGGCGAAGCCAACTATAGGCTTTCTCTCGGTTTGCGACCGAAATAGTTGCGCTATAATGCTGTCTAACATCTACTGAAGAACCATCAGCTAATTTTAATGATGATAATCCCATTTCACTTAATAGTGTTGGAATTAATTCTCCAGATATTTGTTCTAAATTCTTTTTCTTATTTTTGATTAGCTCTTCATCATTTTTAATTTCATCTTCGAGAGCTTTTAATTTTTTCACTTGAGTGGCAAGTGAATTTATATTTTTGGTTTGATCAATAACATCTGTTTGATCTTGTTCCATTTGTTGTTCTAACTCATTCATCTTTATTTCCTCTTTCATGTAGGTTTATATCAATAGGATAATATTTTCTTTCTTGTTTATCCCACTTAAGTAACTTGTACTTACCATTTGTTATATCAGAAACTATAGAACATGCAACACCTATTATTGCTGGATCACCAGTTAATAATAAATAATCTTCAGGAGTGTATTTTTTTAATTTATCTCTTAATCTAAATATTAAGGGTCCTGGCGAAAATATAATTTGTGACATTTCGGGTAGACAGAACACAAATTCGCCATACTTAGAAGCACCCATAATATTAATTTTAGGTGCACCATACCTTGTTCCAGAAATTTCCTGGATAACATAAACTTTACTTTCCATTTTCTTAGGTTTAACGTGTTTTTCCACAATTGGCAATACACCTAGCGCGGCTATGGTTTTTATGTAGTCCCTTCTCGTGGGTGACGTAGTTAAAGATTTTACTACTTTGTTGTAAGTTTTAATTTTCATCTTTCTTGACAGGCAATATAGGATAGTATAAAGTGCTTGTCAAGAAAGTAAAAAGATATAAAGGGGTGGTGGGATGGACAGAAAGAACATTTTAACTATGAACTATAAATTTAAAACGGATCCATATAAGCATCAGATGACTGCTTTAGAAAAGTCATGGAATAGAGAAACCTATGCATATTTTATGGAAATGGGTACAGGTAAGACCAAAGTTCTTATTGATAATGCAGCAATGCTTTATGATAAAGGAAAAATTGATGGCTTACTCATTATTGCACCTAAAGGGGTTATTGGAACTTGGTATAATCAAGAATTACCCGCACATTTACCTGATCACGTAGAGAATATTTCAGTTTTATGGAAATCTAATATTACTCAAAAACAAAAAACACAATTAAATCGCTTATTTGAAATAAGCCACGATCTTCATATTTTAATTATGAATGTTGAAGCTTTTAGTACATCCAAAGGTGTTGATTTTGCTCAAAAATTTTTATTATCACATAAAACCCTAATGGCTATTGATGAATCTACCACTATTAAAAATCCTAAAGCTCAAAGAACTAAAAATATTATTAAATTATCTAAGGTAGCCCAATATCGAAGAGTATTAACGGGCTCTCCAGTAACTAAAAATCCTCTTGATCTTTTTACACAATGTTATTTTTTAGATCCTTATCATTTAGATCATAGTTCCTATTATTCATTTAGAATGCGGTATGCTATTATGAAAACGGCCCATATTTCTGGTCGTTCTATACAATTAGTGACTGGTTTTAAAAATTTACCGGAACTCTCTGAAAAATTAAAACCTTTTTCTTATCGTGTCTTAAAAGAAGACTGCCTGGATCTTCCAGCTAAAATATACATGAAAAGAAATATTGAATTAACCAGTGAACAGAGAAAATTATACGAGCAAATGCGTAAAGAAGCTTTAGCTACATTAAATAATAAAACAGTTACAACAATGACCGCACTCACTCAATTAATGAGACTTCATCAGATTACATGTGGACATTTTACGGCTGATGATAAGTCAATACAAACTATTAAGAATAATCGTTTAACTGAATTATTAGATGTATTAGACGAAATTGAAGGTAAAGCCATTATTTGGGCACATTACCAATATGATGTTCAGACGATTGTAGCGGCGCTGGAGAAAAAATATGGTCCGGGGTCCGTGGTTGATTATTATGGGCTCACGCCCCAAGACCAACGGCAAACGAATAAAGACAATTTCCAAAATAATCCTGATACACGCTTTTTTGTGGGAACGCCACAAACTGGAGGATATGGACTTACCCTTACGGCAGCCAATACGGTGATTTATTATTCGAACGGTTATGACTTGGAAAAAAGATTACAGTCCGAGGACCGTGCTCACCGGATCGGGCAGAAAAAGTCTGTGACCTACATTGATATTATGGCTGATGAAACCATAGATACTAAAATTGTAAAATCCCTGCGTAAAAAAATAAATATTGCATCTGAAGTTCTGGGAGAAGAACTTAAATCATGGATATAAAAACATATTTAAATGTTTTAAATAAAAAAGAAAGATCTGCTATCTTAAAATTAGTGGACAAAAAATTAACTGCAATACCTGATCATGCCGGTCGATTTTTCCCTGGTCTACAAACTTATGCTAATCTTCATCATAATAAAGAATTAAAACCTCTTATTAAAAAATTGAAAGAATATATTACAGGAAATTTTACTGTTGATAAATGTTGGGCTAATTATACAGATGGGGGATATGTTAATTGGCATACACATAAATCAGATTTATCGGTAGTTTATTATTTAAAAAATAAAGAATCTATTGGAACTATTTTTTGTATTAATAACAAAAAAATTCACCTGAAAGGTCTTCAAAATTCTCTTATTATTTTTAAAAATGAACTTCACAGTGTTCCTTTTAAAAAAAGAGGAGCACCTAAAATAAATAGATATTCTATAGCCTGTGAGCTTTCCTTTAAAATGTAGGATATACGCGCGACGCGCGCAAAATTTTTGATTTCGTTATTTTAAATAAATTAAAACCAGCATCAGAAATAACACGAGACCCTGATGGCGATTAAAAAACGTATTAAAATTACTATACATTTGGTATAACATTACGCATCTCCTATGATTGGTTTGTAACGGGTTCTATTATC